AACGTGTAACATTAGCACAAACAGAATTACAATTAGCAATGTCAAATCCGCAAATACATGATTTATATATGTCTTATAGAAAAATGTATGAAGCAATTGGCATAAAAGACATTGATCAAATTTTACCACCCCCTGCTCCTAAAATGCCAAAAGATCCTGCATTGGAAAATATTGATGCAATCTCGGGCAAGCCTTTTCAGGCTTATCCAGGTCAGGATCATAGAGCGCATATTAGTGCACACTTACATTTTATGTCTATGAATATGGTTAGAAATAATCCACCTATTATGGCGGCGATGGAAAAAAATGTTTTAGAACATATTAGTATTATGGCTCAGGAACAGGTACAGGTAGAATTTCCTCAAGAATTTCAAATGTTGGCACAAATGCAACAAGCAGCTCCTTCTAATCCACAAGTAGGACAACAAGTTCAACAACTTACTCAAAAGATAGAAGCTAGAAAAGCTGTATTAATTGCTGAAATGATGAATGAGTTTATGGAAGAAGAAAAACGTATTACATCTCAATTCGATCATGATCCATTATTAAAAATTAAATCTAGAGAAGTAGACTTAAAAGCTATGGATACTACAAGAAAAGACAAGGAAATGAAGCAAAGAGGCGAAATAGATAGAGCTAAATTAGTTCAAAACAGAGATATCCAAGAGGATAAGCTTGAACAAAATGAAGATTTGGCTATACTACGAGCTGATACATCTATGGCCAAACAAGAGATGGGTGATCAAAATAGAAAAGAGATTGCTCGTATGAAGGCAAGAGACGTACGAACTTTAAAAGGACCAAGAAGCTAAGGAGGCATAATGGCAAAAAAAGAACCTTTCTACAAAGGAATTAACCACAAACAATTCGTCAATAAGGATGGATATCCTAAAGGCGGTGTTGAGGTTAAAATTCCTGAAGGCATTCCAACAACTAATAAAGTTGGCGGCCAACGTAGAATGTTAAAAGAAAAAAAATCAAGCGTTAAGTGGTACTAGTATGTGGTTTAGTGCTATAAAATTAGCGCTCAACGCAGGGAGCCACATTTACAAAAAACGCCAAGAGTCCAAGATGGCTATGGCAGACGCACAATTTTTGCATGCGCAAAAACAAGCTCGAGGTGAGGAAGCTTACCAGGGAAAACTTTTAGAGGCCCGTCAAAACGACTACAAGGATGAATTTGTACTTTTGATCCTAAGCGCCCCCATAATTGTGCTCGCCTGGGGAGTCTTCAGTGACAATCCTGCGGCGATGGAGAAGGTGAAAATCTTCTTCGAGCATTTCGCGTCACTGCCAACATGGTTTTCGACTTTATGGATTCTTGTAGTTGGAAGTATTTTTGGGATAAAGGGAACACAAATATTTAGAAATGGTGGACCTAAGAAAAAATGAGAACTTTTCAAAAACAACCGTATGCTATTATTAACAAAGATGAACCTAAATTAGATTAAAAAGACACGAAAAAATATTTAAAAAAGTTAAAGAAAAAAAGGAAAGGAGAAAAATATGGCAAGTGAACTATTAAAAGGAAAAGTTAAATGGTTTAATACAACCAAAGGATACGGTTTCATTGAACGAGAAGACAAAGAAAAAGATGTTTTTGTACATTCTTCAGCAGCTCGAGCAGCAAACTTGAATTTAAACGAAGGTGATACATTAACATTTGAAGTTGAAAATGGTGAAAAAGGTCCTTCAGCAGTTAATTTACAGTCAACATAAACGAAAGAAGTAGACAAAAGTTGTTAATTTTAATATAATAAAATATGAATATTTTTAAAAAATTTTGGAATTTTCTTTTTGGAAGTAAAGAAGAAAAAAAAGAATGTACATGTGCTTCATTAAGAAAAGCATTAATTTGTGAAGATTGTGGAAGGATACATTAATGCCTAATTATAACTCAACTTCATCTCGTCCTATTTTAAAAAAACCAAGACCTCTAAGTTCACAATCTCCTTATCTATCGGTTCATAAGAAAGGTGGGAGAGTTGGTTTGAAAAAAGGTGGGGACACTAAAAAGAGAAAAAACGCATAATGGCTGAAGATCCGTTACAAATATTATATAAAGTTAAAAGAAACACAGAGACAAGACTACAACAATTGGCCCTAAGTGTTACATCCGGAAATGTTGACAATTTCGAACAATACAAGTATATTATAGGTCAAATTAACGCACTAGAATTAGTGCGACAGGAAATCTCTAACCTGCTAAATGCAAAGGAGCAAAAAAATGAGCAAAGAGGAACAGTTATCGACATCGGGCGACACACCAAAACTTAAAGCAGCCCTACAAGAAAAATATCAAGAAGAAAAAAAAGAATTAAAAGAAAAAGCAAAAAAAATTACCAATGAAATGGATAAACTTCCATTACCCGTTGGATGGAGAATTTTAGTACTGCCTTTTGAAGCGTCAAAAAAGAGTAAAGGAGGAATTATTTATTCTGATGACGCTGTAGAAAGAGCATCTATTGCATCAACTTGTGGAAATGTATTGGCTGTGGGAAACCAAGCTTATGAAAAAGAAAAATTTCCAGAAGGTCCGTGGTGCAAGAAGGGGGATTGGGTGGTGTTTGCGCGCTATGCAGGATCCCGTATTAAAATACACGGAGGAGAAGTACGTTTGCTGAATGACGACGAAATTCTAGCAACCATCAAGAATCCAGAGGATATCTTGCATGAAATATAACATAGGAAGGAACTATGCCAGAAGAAGAAAAAAAATCTAGTAAACAACTAGTTGATATAGATACATCGGGCCCAGAGGTTGATGTAACTGTACCAGAAGTAAAAGAAGAACCAGTAGTAACAGAAAAGGAGCCACATGAAGAAACTACTCAAGACAGTCCTATCACCGATGACACACCTGAGAAATCAGATGAGCGCGTGGATGTTCGAGATAGCGAGGACGATCAAAAACAAAGTCCAGCGAAAGAGGACGAAAAGCTAGAAGAATACAGTAGAGGAGTTCAAAACCGTATCTCTAAACTGACACGCAAAATGCGTGAAGCAGAACGTAGAGAAGCAGCGGCTGTGGATTATGCACAGGCTGTAGAATCTAATAGAAAACAAATGGAATCTCATTTTGTAAAACGAGATTCTGTATATAATAAAAAACTTGAAGAAAATGTAAAAACAGGAATGGAAGCAGCAGAAAAAGAATTAGCTGGTGCCATTGAATCTGGAAATGCACCGGCTCAAGTTGAAGCAAATAAAAGAATTGCTGCTCTTGCTTTTGAAAATGCTAAAATTCAACAAGCAAAAGAATATCAGGAAGAAGTTGAGAAACAATCAAGACCACAACGTAGACTTTCTGATGAACAATATCTACCAAGAAGAACTCCTACGGAGTTACCTGATCCTGATCCTAAAGCTGAAGATTGGGCGTCTCAAAACAGATGGTTCGGTTCAGACCGAGCTATGACGTTTACCGCGTTCGAGATTCATAAGGATTTAGTGAATAAGGAAGGTTTTGATCCTAAATCAGAAGAATATTATAAGGAAGTTGATCGAAGGATAAAGCTTGACTTTCCGCATAAATTTGATAAAGGTGGTAGTGTAAATACGTCCGAACCCGTTCAGACGGTTGCTTCTGCTAAAAGAAGCGTTAAACCAGGACGCCAAACTGTGAGACTCACTTCCTCCCAGGTAGCAATTGCTAAAAAATTAGGAGTGCCACTTGAAGAGTATGCGAAACAATTAAAAATCACGAAGGAGGCATAAGCATATGAATACAAATGATAAAAAAACTTCCCGTGCGAACCAAACAAGGTCTAAATCTGAAAGACCAAAAGTATGGGTTCCACCATCATCTCTAGATGCACCACCAGCGCCTAAAGGCTTTAGGCACAGATGGATAAGAGCTGAAAGTGTTGGTTTTGACGACACTAAAAACATCTCAGGTAAATTAAGATCTGGATGGGAATTAGTGAGATCTGACGAATATGAAGGTTCGGACTATCCTGTTGTTAAAGACGGAAAATACGCTGGGGTAATTGGAGTTGGTGGCCTATTGCTGGCTAGGATACCTGAAGAACTCGCGAAGCAACGTACTGAATATTTTCGTAAACAAACGGAAGCTCGGGACGAAGCAGTTGACAACGACTTAATGAGGGAACAGCACCCAAGTATGCCGATCAATATTGATCGACAGACACGTGTAACCTTCGGTGGTACAAAGAAAAGTTAATTTTTTAACAATTCTCAAACCAACGAATTAAATTAACCCGTTTACAATTTAACGATTGTAAACATTACGGAGTAATACTATGGCAAATAGAAATAGTGCCGGCTTTGGATTTATTCCTGTAGGAACGTTGGGTAATACCCCAGCTACTCAGGGATTGTCTAAATATTGGATTGCTGCTGCATCTACTGTTGATTTATATCACGGTGGCGCAGTTGAAATTACAGCTGGCTATGTAACATCTGCTGAATTAACCCCTGCTACAAGACCTGTAACAGGTGTGTTAAATGGTATCTTTTATAACGCGACGAGTACTAAAAAACCGACGTGGGCTAACTGGTACGAGCAGCCAATTACTCCAGCTAACAGTGAAAATATTCAAGCTTTTGTAAATGACTATCCTTTCCAGGAATATGTTGTTTCTACAGATGCTGCTGTGGCGCGTGCAGGCTTCTTTGAAACCTACGAGTGTTTTACTAACACAGGTGGAACTGATGCAACTGGCGTATCCAGCACAACTTTGAATATTGGTGGTACTAGTGCAACTGCAAACCAATGGAGATTGATTAGAGAAGCAGAAGATCCTGAAAATCAGGATATTACTGCTGCTTATTGTTCAGTCATCGTGGTGCAAAGCACGAATCAAATCGTCACTCAAACAACATAGGAGCAAATAGACATGGCAATATCAAGAGCACAGCTAGTTAAAGAGCTAGAACCAGGCCTAAATGCACTATTTGGGCTGGAATACAAACGGTATGACAATGAGTCATCCGAAATATACGCAACCGAGTCTAGTGACAGAGCTTTCGAAGAGGAAGTAATGTTATCAGGATTCGCTAACGCTGACGTAAAAGCTGAAGGTGCTGGGGTTTCATTTGATGAAGCTCAAGAGACTTTCACTGCACGTTACACTCACGAGACAGTAGCTTTAGCATTTGCTATAACTGAAGAAGCTATGGAGGACAACCTCTATGACAGAATTTCTTCTCGTTATACAAAAGCTTTGGCAAGATCTATGGCTAACGCTAAACAAGTTAAAGGGGCAGCACCATTAAATAATGGCCTACCCGGAGTAGCTACCTTCAAAACAGGTGATGGAGTTTCATTAATAAACTCTTCTCACACAACTATTGCAGGTTCGTTTAGTAATACGCTATCAACAGCAGCAGATCTAAACGAAACATCATTAGAGCAAGCAATGATTGACATTGCAGCTTTCACTGATGAACGTGGATTAAGAATAGCAGCGCAAGGAAAGAAAATGATTATTCCTTCTGCTCTTCAATTTACTGCTGAGAGAGTTCTTAAGTCTCCAGGTAGAGTAGGAACAGCGGACAATGATATCAATGCACTTAAAAACTTGGGGATGATTCCTCAAGGTTATAGAGTCAATCACTTTGTGACTGACACTGATGCATGGTACATTATCACTGATGTTCCAAACGGCATGAAGTATTTCGATAGAGCACCATTGAAAACAGCAATGGAAGGCGATTTCGATACTGGCAATGTTAGATATAAAGCTAGAGAAAGATACAGTTTCGGCTGTTCTGACCCTAGAGGTATCTATGCATCACCAGGTGCGTAATTAAAACTAATTATGTGGCGGCGCCTTAATGTCGCCACATTTTACTGATATAATGAAAATTCTATGAAAAAATTCCTAGTACAGATATGGGCTTATGATTATCATGCTAAATTTGAAGTTTTAGCTGAGGATAATTCTGCGTCTATAGAGAAATCTATCCTTGACAAACTAGGAGAAAAAAGTGTAAAATGGGAGAATATGGAGAATTGTTATGATTCTCGTATTAAAAGAATAACCTATGAGGAGGTTATAAATGACACAAGACCTATACACTACAAAGAGGTCCTTGGAGTTAAATTGGCAACAAGAGTACCTGAAGGCGGGCAAATATAGTATTAATATGTCCACTATTGATAAAAAAATTCAGGAAATTATTAAGGAAATTATTGCCACAGAGTTTGAAGAAGATATGCGTCTAACTCAAGCTCAAAAAGCCAAGCCCCAAGTTTCGATAGCCACTTAAGCGCTATCAAAAATCAGTTTTTTTCCCAGGGGTACCTTGCACTTTTTTTTAAAATAGTGTATAAATAACTTACTATATAAATTTAAATAAAAAAATTAAATGTAGACGCGTATAGTCGACATGCCCCTAGGGACTACATTTAAAATATTCTAGGAGGAATATTATGGCAAACACAACGTTTAAGGGAACGGTAAGAGCAG